AAAAACTACTTAAGACTAATGACTCCACAGTTGTTGATGATTTTTTAGCAGAAAATAAAAGGCGTAAAAATCTCAGAACAATGCCTCAACGGGGAGGTTCTGTAGAATCACTCCAGTCAGGGAATGACCCTCTTAGCAGGAACGTGACAAGCCCCGTTGCACAGGGTGACGTAACAGCGCCTGAGGTAATGGCTGATCTTGAAAAAAGGGACGCATATGATAGCAAGGGCTATCCACGTGGACCTAGAGATGCCATTGGCAAAAGAGTGGGAATCCTTCCTGAGATAGGTAGGATGCCTCCTGCCCAACCTAGCGGTAGATTTGAACCACCACCAATTAGATTGGCACCTCAGGGAACTAAGCCTGTCAGTCAACCCGCTTTAATTCCTGCTGATGCAGGAGGAACAACTTACGACCCTAATACAACGCCTATTGCTAACTTTACAGGAGGCACCTCAGAACTTGGAATTCCCGAAGCGTTAAAGCAGGCGGAACAAAACCGTATAAACCCCCCTTTGGGTGAAGGCTTTGTTGCACCTCAACCAGTAGACCCGCAAATTGCAAGAGCAGAAGCGGGAAATACTCAGAGAGCCTTGGGATATCAAACCAACCCATCACCGCAACCACCTGAAATTAGACCAAATGGAGCAGGTCCATTAATTCCTCCTGCGGAAGCAACGATGCCGGGTAGAATAGAGAGGCAGAAGAGGGGTGTAGAGTTTGCAGGTAACAATCAAGGTTTAGCAAATCAAAGGTTTGATGCCAATCCTGATATGTTGGAGATGGAAGCAAATAGAAAAAGAGAAGCCAGAGTAAGATCAGACAATTTAAAAGGGCCAGTTGCCTCCGGTTTATTAGAACAAAGGTTTGAAAAACAAGTTGACTCAGCAAGTAATACAGAAGTATTGTCTGACAATGATACTAGGATTGCTAAAGCGGAAGCCCAGTTAGAGGACTTACCCGAAAAACGAAAGAAGAAAATTCAGGCAAAGATCAAAAAGATCGGAGGTCTAACTACAGGACTTGTTGGTATTATTGCAGCAGGTACCGCTTCGGCTGCTAGGTTCACAGGAACAGATGCAGGTAATGCTACCGCTGATTACATTGACGCAGGAATGGAAGCATACGTAGATAACGTAACCATGAGAGGCTACAAAGAACTTGGAGCAGATAGAGAAAAAATGTTAGGTTCAGATTTAAGTTTAGCGGAAGATGTCTCAAGGGGTATTATCCCTGACACCATTGCTGATGTTGCCGGGCTTGCCGGGTTAATCTCTGGTGGCTGACGCTCAGGAACTTGCCAAAAAGTTAGAAATAGTACAGGAGTTAGAAAGACGTAAAGCATACGAAAAGATAAGCAACTATGATCCCTTACCGTATCAGGATCAATTCCATGAGACAGGAAGGAAGAATAACCAACGCCTTTTGATGGCTGCTAACCGTATTGGCAAATCCTATTGTGGTGCTGCTGAGATGGCTTTTCACTTGACTGGGTTATATCCTAAATGGTGGACAGGAAAGCGGTACGACAAATGTATTACGGCTTGGGCTTGTGGTGTTTCAAACGAAACGACACGGGATATTGTTCAGAACGAACTGTGCGGTACCCCAGAAGATAGTGATGCTTGGGGAACAGGAATGATCCCTAAAGATTTGATTGTGAATAGTGAGCGTAGACCGGGTGTTCCTAATGCCAAGTCCAGTATTCTGGTACGGCACAAGAACGGCAGGAACAGCACATTGCATTTTAAATCATATGAGCAGGGTGTTGCCAAGTTTATGGGTAAGTCTGTTGATTGTATTTGGTTAGATGAAGAACCACCTAATGAGATATATAGCCAGTGTGTGACCCGTACGCTTGACCGTAAAGGGATGGTGTACATGACGTTTACGCCTGAGAGCGGTATGACTGACACGGTTGCCTCTTTTATAAACGATATCAAAAAGAAGCAGTCTATTAACAATGCAACTTGGGATGACGCTAAGGAAGATGTTAAGTCTGTTATAAACAAACAACCCGGACACCTGACTACTGACATGATGGAGCAAGTGCTAAACGCTTTGCCACCACATGAACGTGAGATGAGAAGCCGTGGCGTACCTGTTGTTGGCTCAGGTCTGGTGTTTCCCTTATCAGAGGATGACATTAGCGTTGAGTCACCTATCATACAGGATCATTGGCTGAAGATAGCGGGTATTGACTTTGGATGGGATCACCCTACAGCAGTAGTGTGGGGAGCATTAGACCAAGACGCTGACATATTCTATGTATATGATGTGTATAGTAACAGGAAGATGTCTCCTATGGAGCATTCAAGAAGCATCATAGAGCGACCGCATTTTATTCCTATTGCATATCCTCATGATGGAAACCGTAGAGATAGTATGGGAAATCCTGGGCTTGCAGAACAATACAGGAGATGTGGTTGCAATGTCATGCTTGATCACTTTTCTAATCCTCCGGGATTAGGGCAGAAGAAGGGAACCAATTCTGTTGAAGAAGGTATTCAGGAGATGTATCAATACATGCAAGAAGGCAAGTTTAAAGTTGCCAAGCATCTTCTAGACTGGTTTAATGAATTCAGAATGTACCACAGGAAGGACGGTAAGATCGTAGCCCTGCGTGATGACGTTATGTCTGCTACTAGATATTGCTTTATGAGCAGAAGATTTGGTGTTGCAGGAGAAGATGACAGATGGTCAAACGATCTAAACTACAAAACACTTAACAGGATGATAATTTGATGCAAGATAAAGATGACTCAATATTAAGACAACGCATAAACTCAGAGGTCGCTGACGCTCTGGGTTATTATGACGAACTTAGTAGGCAGAGAGAAGAGGCGCAAAAATATTATTACGGCGAACCTATGGGTAATGAGGTTGAGGGTCGTAGCCATTTTGTTGACTCTTCAGTTCAAGATGCTGTTGAATGGATCAAGCCTAGCCTTATGCGTGTGTTTGCATCAGGAGATGATTTTGTAAAGTTTGAACCTGTAGGTCCAGAAGATCAGGCAGCAGCAGATCAGGCTACAGACTATGTTAATTACGTAGTAACAAAAGATAATCCCGGTTGGGAGATTCTTTACTCATGGTTTCATGATGCGTTGCTATTAAAGAATGGCATCATCAAAGTATGGTGGGAAGTATACGAAGAAGAGCGCAGAGAAGAATACAAAGGTATTAGTGAGGTTGAGTTTGATTCCTTGTTGCTAGAAGAGAACACTGAAATATTGACTCAAGAGCAAAACGGTGAACTATTCGACCTCACTCTTATTAGAACAACCTCAACGGGGCGTATCAAGATTGCAAACGTACCACCTGAGGAGTTCCTTATTGCACGTGACGCAAAGGATATTACCGACGCACGTTTTGTTTGCCATCGGGTTAGAAAAACATTATCCGACTTAACTGAAATGTACCCAGACGAAGACCTTGATCCCAAAAAGATGGGGGCACAAGGCCCGGACATGGGAATGTTTTCATCTGAGTATCAAACAAGGCACCGTTATGACGCAGCATTCTTTGGTTCGCACGATAAAGGGTTTGAACCTGAAGACGCCTTAAAAGAATACTGGCTTTATGAGTCTTACCTTAAGACGGACCACGATGAGGACGGTATTGCTGAGTTACGGCGGGTATGTTCGGTAGGCAATATTATACTTGAGAATGAACCCGTGGATGACATTCCGTTTATTAGTATAACACCTATCAAGATACCGCATAAATTCTTTGGTATGTCTATTGCTGACGTAACTATGCCGTTGCAGCAGATTAAATCTACGTTGCTACGCAATCTGTTAGACAATATGTACAACCAAAACTTTGGAAGATTCGCAGTGCTAGAGGGTCAGGCAAATCTGGATGATTTACTGACTGCCAGACCGGGAGGCATCGTACGTGTTAAATCACCTAATGCTGTCACCCCTCTGGCTACTCCTGCACTGGAACCTTATACGTTTCAAATGCTGCAATATGTAGATGAGATACGGGAGAACAGGACTGGCGTTAGCAAAACAAGCCAAGGACTTAACCCTGACTTACTGACATCACACACCACGGCTACCGCTGTGGATACCATGATGACGGCAAGTCAGACACGTATAGAACTTGTGGCTAGAAACTTTGCGGAGACTGGCGTTAAAGATTTAATGCTTCGTATTTATAATCTGCTTCTTGAGAATCAGGATAAACCACGAATGATCAGACTTCGCAACAACTGGGTAGAAGTTAATCCAGACGGATGGTCACCGCAAATTGACCTGACGGTATCGGTTGCATTAGGCAATGGCAATAAACAGCAGCAGATTGGGCAGTTGAATAACATACTTCAAATGGCTACTCAGGCTCAGAACGCCGGTAACCCCATGATATCCCAAGAAAATATCTACAACATATCTACATCTTTGTTGAAGGCTATGGGTTATCAGGACACCAGTGGTTTTATTACACCACCACAAGAGCAGCAGCAGCCACAACCAAGCCCTG